GAGTATAGAGTATTGCCAGCTTCACCAAAAGCTCTTGTTGTGTGTCCCTGGCCTGGAGCAATTGACCAGCCGCCACCATCTGATTTACCGTTTTCACCAGCTCTTATAATTGGCTGTGAAGTTAAATCGTTATACCCACCTGAACCGCCAGCAGAACCGCCAGACGCACCGTTGCCTGAATTAGCGTTGAAACCTCCGTATCCACCATTAGCCGTACATAAGACAGCACCGCTTCTTGACACCGAAGTCGAGCCTCCTGTACCGCCAGCACCCGAAAGCGAACCGTTGGGAGAACCACCAGCACCTACTACACAATTTAATACTTGCCCCATTGCTACACTGATATTTAAAGCCGTGGTAGTATATCCACCGCCGCCTCCACCTCCGCCTTGTTGATAGGCTTCTTTTGTAAATCGGTATCCGTTACCACCTGCTCCACCACCACCTACACAAAATATATCAGCAGTTGTAAACCCATATGGAATTGTGAAGTTTTGGGTTCCAGTTATAGTAACCAACGAAGGTCCTACGGTCGTATATACAGCATTTTTAACTGACGATGGGTCATATACCGGACTGTATATGTCTCCAAAGTTTGTTATGGCATACCCAAAGCATGTAAAATAATAAGTGGTATTTAAAGCTGGTAAATCCATAAATGCTTGTGACCAACCTCCAGGAGTAACATTGTCTCCTGCTCCCGTATAAATTGCATCCCAAGTAGGCGCATCCCAAGCTGGATATCCGCCCGTACTGGCTTTTATCACTACTCCGCAATAAGGGTTTCCAGGAGCCACATACGGATTCTGCCATTTCAAAAGTACTCGGCGTCCACTATATGCGGCTACGCTAAAAGACAGTATACTATTTACTGTCATAGTACCTGTAAGTTTCTGTTTAGGATTTGTACTATAAAATGTTTCTCCTTGTAACACATGATTAACTAAAGCATTTCCAGTTAATTTTAATGTACCTACTTGTTCATCATCAGAACCACTGCCTAAAAATTTATAACCTTTCATTACTTCTGCTGGGGTTGCTGTTAATTCATCTGTAGGCGCACCACCAGAAGTAAAGTTATTCATTATAGCCATACTTAATTGTTTCCTTTCTTTAAATTTTTATACAGTCAAATTAAAAATTATTTTATTCTTAACCTAAAATTATTACTTGAATAGGTAAATCAATTGTAGGTTTATTCTTAAACGCTGTTAAAGTTATTTGATTATTGGCTTGGGCCGTACATTGAATAATACATTTCATAGCCATTTTAATCTGGTCTAAAGTGATAGTAGAAGCCAAACCAACTTCAATATTGTTTGTAGTAGTAACACCAGCTATACTAATTACTTGTGTAAATGGGGCCGCTGTTCCTGTCCATCCTGCCGAAGTTGCTGTAGCAGTGGCCCCTACTGATTTAGGGGCCGCTCCTTCTACTATATTAACATTAGTTTTAGGATGAAGCTGGTCGTAACCAGTATCATTTTTTACATTCATTTCAATGTTCATTTGAGCCATTTTTACCACTCCTTTCAACTATAATTATTTTTTATATACGTATCTACATCAGCAGAATACGTTAATCCTATTTCAGTTGGAGAAATATAAGAAGATACATTCATTTGTGTAGAGGGTAAAAAACTACTTAATTGTGATAATTCAATAGCTGATTCATTTCCTTCTTTAGAACTTTCTATAGATTCATTTATAGAATAATTTACTCCATTATTATAAGGAATAAATATTACTGTTGTAGGGTGAGCATCCATATATTCATTTGGGTCTGCATCAGCAGGAATTCTAAAAGATAGAAATTTATAATTCGTTTCATTTCCTACATTATTGGAAAAAATTCCTACAGTATCTTCTTGCCAAGTAGTTTCAACCCATCTAAAATTATCAGCATAAGCACCTTGTATTTGTGGTGGAATTACCATAGAATAATACTCACTTCCAACAGGTCTTATTTCTTTAGAATTTGTCATTATATTATATGTGGAATATTCAATACTTCCATCCAATACAACTTTTTTTATATTATGAACTACTTCCCATTGTCCATTATTATAATGAAAATAATCTCTTGCATAATCACCTATCTTATAAAGAGGGGAAGGCAACATAACTTTTGCAGAAGTAGGAATACCAGAAAATGGAACCCAGTCTGTAGATATTGGTGGATTATCATTTTTCCAAAACATAGGTTTTATAGTTCCAGGAACAGTAGTAGTACCTGTTTTTGCATAAAATCCAATACCTACTTTTAAATTTTCATCGGCTTTAAATTGATTTATTATTTCTTGTGTAATTGATTTTGTATTAATAGAAACTGTATTAATTTCTATAGCAATAGAAGAATTAGTATTATCTCCATAAATTTTCCAAAAGAAATAAGGTCTTACATTTCCTGTTGTTATAGAATAATTTCCTAAATTTTTTTCAATATATTCTATAATTTTTAATGATTCTTCTCTACTATAAGCATAAGTATATGCAAAATCTTTAGTAAGAGTATTACTTCCTGTTATAGTAAAACTTCCATCATTATTATTAGTTAATGATACTTCATCTATTGTTTTACTAGAAAGCTTACTAGCATCAAATAAATTTAATCCTGTTGTATTTACATTTAATACACCTTTTCCTTTTTCTGCATAATCTACATATTCTGTAATAAAATTATTATCTTCCATAAACATCAAATTAGTATAAGTACAGGATTCTCCTGCATTAGTTACTCCCAATCTAAACGTAATAAACTCTGTATCTGCATTAGTAGTCATTCTTAATACCCCTATAGTATTATCTATAGAAACTGAAGAAGCACTAAGGCCGTTACGAAATATATATACTTTTCCTATATCTCCTATAGCATCCCACGTAAGAATATATCCCTTATTAGGCTTTACAGGAATTTTATAAACTTTATCATTTGCATCAAAAGTAGTATAACAATCCTCTTCTGTAGCTGTTAAAGTTATATATCTAAGAGAAAAATCCCATATTGCTGTTCCTCTTGTTACTCCTTTAGAACTATTTAAAACAATAATATCATGCCACTCTTTAAAACTCAATAAATTAGGTGTCCAACCTACTCCTTTAATATCCTGTGGAAATTCTGGATTAGGAGAAGGTTTGCCTCCTGTGTAAGGTTCCCAGGGCTTGGGCGTGGAACCTGCATGGAGCATGGGCTTGAATGTTAATGGGCCGGATATACTTAATCGCATCACTATCCTTATTGCAATGGGATTGTCATCTGTAACTGTAAATCTTGAACCATTCCCACTATCAGAACCAATGACTTTATATAAACCATTATTTACTGCATAAGCCATCAGTTGATATCCATCACCTCCTCCACCATTCGGACAACCAGAAATATAGTAATCCCCTAGTGGTAACGGCTCCTGAATACGCAAATCAATATACGATGTCCCTGTACTAGTTCCAGTAGCTATTACTGTTCCATCTGGTTGTGGGCTATAAGTAACCCCAAGATAGTTTTTAGTACTTAATGATGGTATGTCCAATAACTGCGCCCCGGTCGTGGAAAACTGCTCTATATTACCATAAGCTTCTACTGATTCTATAGGTGCTGTTTCACTATCATTTACTGTTAATGAAATATTATTTACATCTGATACTGTAACTGTTTTATTTGGATATATTTCATTAATTTTCCACCATTGTCCTCCTTCAACTAATGCATCTGGATTAGGTTCTGTTGCAGATACAATAATCTTGGCTCTGGGAATAGTCATAAATACTTCCCAATCTTCTGGGTTAATGTCAGGTTGAGAATTATTATTTCTATTTTTTGCTACGTATAACACATTATTATAAGTTACTACATTTTTAGGAGAATAAGTAATCTTATAATCCCATTTATATCTTAAAGTAGTATCAATAGCTGTGGCTCCTATCTCTCCTTTTAATCCAATTAGAAGCCAATAATCTGTATTTGTAGGAAGAATACCAGCCGTAGTTGTTTTTATACACATATATATCTGTTCATTATAAACTACAAAATTATAAGGAATATATATTTCAGTTGCACTAAATTCTTTTTTGTTTATAAAATTATTTATCATATACTGGAATTGTTGTTCATCTTCTGATAATACTACTTCTACAGAATTATAATAAAGATTCTGTAAATAAGTTAAAGAAGTATTTATCATATTAAACACTTCTGGTCTTACTGTCTCTGAATCAATATCTACATTATTTGTAATAAGAGCTAATGCCTGAGAATAATATCCTTCTCTAAAATACTGCATAAACTGTTGTCTTAAATTTTCGTTTTTTAAAGCTAAGTCCTGCCATTTAATAATGTCAAAACTTGTGCCACTAAAATCAGATAGATTCTCCATCTTTTATATACCCCCCCCATCTGATAAAACTCTAAACCATAAGTCCCCTGTCTCTTGTAAAGCTGGGTAAGAACTGGTAACAGGGATTACACGGGGCCTAATCGTACCTATGTTAGACCAATACTCCGAACCCTCAAAAGGAGCCTGATTTTGGTTTTCCTTAATCGCTCCCCATACATAATTTCCATAAGTTACTACGTTTTGTTCTGAATAATGAACTGTAGAATCCCATGCATAAAGAAATGACATTCCTACACCAGAATCACCTTTTTCTCCACGAATAGAAAGATTTCTCCAATAAGCTGTATTTGTTGGGTCAGCTCCAACAGGAGGATTACTGGTAGCAATATATACATATTCTACACCATTATAAGTATAAGTTACAAAATTATTCTTAACATACGTTGTAACAGGACTAAAAACTCCCTTATAATTAAATAAATTAATGATATTTTGCCATTCACCTTGTTTAACTTCTATATAAGGAAGTACATCAGTTTTAAAAAAGTTTTCCAATGCAACTGTAGTGTCTACTAAAGTATTTAATTTTGTAGCATCAATAATCTTTTGATTACCATTCTGTATTTGTCCAAATATACTTTCTGCTTCTTCCATATTACCCGACTGTATTGCAAGTTGATATTTCTGAATCAAAGAAGCATCAGTAGGAGTAATATTTAAAAAAGTTACAAAATTTTGAATACTGTTTGGAAACGTTGTATTAGAAAGTTGAGGATATAATACACTCATTTCTTACCTCCTTAAAAAGATTCATATTGCGGATAATAAGATATCATACTGATATTCTGAACACCAGTCTCTTGTAAATCCGCTGAAAAGCTTTTGACAATATATTGTTTTGGTGTATCAGTATCTTTCACTGTATACGAAACAACTATATTTACATCCAGCCACCAAATAGGAACACATGTTAAATTAACACCATCATTCATTCTTGTTCGCAAAAATAATTCATATTTTGCTCTTTGACGTGCTAATTCATTTGTATAAATATTGTCATATTCCCCACCTTGTAAAGGAATAGCAATTTCTCCTATAGTACTTCCTATATAAAAAGGACTTTCAGGGTTTTCATCTTTGGCTTCTCCATATATTTGCTGATATCCTAAAAATATAAATTTTTGATTCTGATATCTAGCAACATAATACTGATTAGCTCTATCTAAAACTGCTGGTGTACCATCTTCATTAACCAAAGGTAAAGCAGTATTACTATTTACTTTAATAAAAGGATTATTATTCATAGTTATAGGATTTACCCATCCTACTGTAAAACTTGTATCTTCTGTTATATTAGTAGGATAATCTGCAATTGTTAAATTAATAATATTATTAGAAAGTGTAGTTTCAGAAGGAAAATATGTTGGGTCAAGAGACTTCCCAAATACTCTTATTACATTTTTTACAGATTCAAAATCTGTAACAATTGATTCTGTTAATGTAACTATATTCCATACATCATCATCAATAAGAGAAGCTTCATCATGACCACTTGGAATACTCTGATATTTAAACACTCCGTTTACATCAAAAAATATTTCTTTTGTTGCATCAACATCTCTTAATTGAGCCAATAAATTATAAACTGTATCTCCGATATCTACTTGAATATCATAAGGTAATATATATGGCAAATCTTCTACGATATATTTTTCCACACCAGCCAATTTCAAAATCTCAATAATAGCATTACGAACATTACTTCCTTGAGGAATAAGAGTAGGCATATCACTAATATATCCGTTTCTCACTCCTGTTAATTTAGCCATTAAATCTAAACCTTCAAAAGATAAAGCATTAGTAGAAGCATCATAAACCCATGTAGGGGTATTAATAATATAAATACCCAAATTAACCCATTCCCATTGCTGAGTTAAAAAATTAAACTCAGAAACAAAAATCTGAATATATTTATCTAACCAAATTTTTCCACCGCTTTTAATCTCAAATTCATTCCTATCATCTACAACTAAGGTAATGTTGCAAGAACGGCGCTGGTCATTATTAGCATCAACGCTGATAGTTCCACTTACAACATTACCTGTAATTTCATCTACTATCTGATAAGAATAATTGAGTAGATTAATTTTTATCTGACGATTCTTAACTCTTTGCTTTGTAACAGTATATAAATCCTGATTAATAACTAAAGCCATTTATTAATCTACTCCTTTCTTTATTCACCAAGTGTAGAAGTATCTACTGAGGGTTCAATCAGTCCTAGTGACATTAAATCACTTTCTGAATTAGCATCTCCTACTTCCACATATTCAAAGTTTACATCAATCTTACCCATGCCCCAATTATTATTATAAGTGGTTGTAGGTTCACCAACTGGCATAATTAAAAAGATATTTCCATTCCAGTCTTTTAGAATTTTTGCTTTATTATTAGTAATAAAATCAATTAATTCTTTACCCTGTTGTACGATTGCCATTCTATCCAAAGCTCTAGTTTCATCATAATCTTTAGGAAGAATAGTACCACTTATACTTCCAGAATGATAATTCGTTAAAGCGTTTGATACTACAATAGGATACTGACTACCAAAAGCTTCAAATACACCAACTTTTTTCACTCGTTTAGCACTACCATAAGATACCCCGGCATAATACTTATAAATAGTATCTTTATCACATAAAAATACTCCTGAGAATTGGCTGGTAATACTATTGGTTATATAATCTCCTTCTGCTCCGTTTAAAATAGGAACTAAAGCATATTCATAATCAACAAAATTACCATTCAAATAATCTCTAAAAACAAAGTTCAAATCATCAAATGTTTTAACGGGAACAGTTTTCAAAGTAACCCAATTAAATGTTCCCTTTATTCTTCTTTTTACTTTAATAGCTGTTAAATAATCCAACAAAAATTCTACGTTACCACCATTGATATTACCATTAAAATTAGCATTGATAATATCCAAATAAGCCCACTCCAAAGGTTCAATAGGAGTATATTCGGCTGTTACATTATTGGTCAAATGGAAATAATCATAGATACCATTTTGTAACTGAATATTAGTTATATTATTTACACTACTGGGAGAAGGGTCAAGTGCATTACTATCTTGTACGAAGTTATAACCTACAAAACTAAACATTATCTCCACCTCCTATAACTTTAGCTACGGGGATTACTGGTCCTAAATTAACAAACATAATATCATATATATTTCCAATTCTTCTTACCCATAAAGTTAAATAATCTGTATCTGTAGGAAGGTCGATATAATTACTATATCTAAAATATATATCTCCTGCTATTGCATTATTCGTGCACCATAATTCAATATAAGCTTTCATTACTGTTTCATTTCTATAATATCCGTGTCTATAAGTAAGAGTTATTTTTTGCCCCATATTATTATAAAAATAACTAATTTCTGTATCTTGATTTAAGTTACGCATCCACCATTGAGCAGTAAAATTTCCATTTGCTTGAAATCCACTTACCCATCTTACCCAATGTCCTTCCCCTCTTAAATCAATTTCTTGACCTGTAGCATTATCAATAAATATAGGAGGAGAAGGATTACTTTCACCTTCAATAATAGAAATTATAGATTCTCCTGTAATATATCCTTCTTTACAATCATTAGTCAATCCTAAAATACCAAAGACAGAAGGACTTGAATATGTTACAGTAAATAAAGTTTGTCCTGTGGTAACTAAAGTTCCATTAACAGTATAACCTTTTACTTCAATATAATAAGAAGTTCTATCATCAAAACCAGTTAATAAATATGACAAAGCTAATGGAGGCGCACCAGCACCAGGATAAATCTCTCCACTATTGTTTATTTCACTATGATTTGAATTATATAAAATAACAGAATAATAATTCAACAATTCTCCCTGGGTCTGATTATAAGTAAACTCAAATAAAAAACTAGAAGCATTTATAATCAATGTGGGAGGAATATTAGTAAAAGTTAAAGTGGGTGCACTATAACACCAAAACTGTATAGGTTCACTAGGAGTACTTGCTTCTCCTGTAGCATCATAAGCAATAATAGAAGCATTATAATATGTTCCATTAGTTAAAGTTCCACCAGGAACAGTATGCTCAAATTTAAAAGTCTCTACAGAATTTTGATAAATTATCTGATTAGTAGAATTATTTCTTATAGTAAGCTGATTTTTTACTACCTGATTACCACCAACAGAATAAAATGTAAACGTTGCTGGATTGGTAGCATCAAACGCTATCATAGCGTTAAGTATTGGTTTTGTTACCATTTATTTTTTCACCCCTTTATATTAAGGCCCTATTTTCTTGCCATCAAAATATAACCCATCATTTGTAAAAGCATACACTTTTACAATATCTCCCCCTCCAAAATTACCAAATATTCTTATATCTCCATTATTAGCATCTAAACACAAATAATCTTGACCTTTTCCTGTATCTCCACCCATTCCATGAAATGAAATTTGCGAACCTTCTGGACTACTAGGATTTGAAAATTCTGATTTTAATTGCAAAATTCCATAATCAGTTATACCCGATATTATTAAACGCCCCCCTCCAGATATATACATATTACTTGTCTGTCCTTGAGGATAAGTTACTTTTACAATATCATTAGTTGTTAAAGTAGTCCCATTATAATTAGGAATATTATCATATTGTTTTCCATCCATTTCTATTTTAACTGTTTTATCAGTATTTACCGCTATTACTCTAGCAGTTTTTGTAATATCTCTATTACATTTTTCTATTTCTTGTCTTGCGATAATTCTCATTGCATCCAACAATTCTTTATTTATATCAAAATTTCCTGTCATAATATCTCACTCCTTTTTTATGTAAGGAGGTGAGGTTTAAGACCTCTTTCCTCCCATTTGAATTGCCTGATTTTTAATATTCTTCAATTCGCTAATAAAACTATCTGCATTAGTTACATTAGGTAATACCAGACTATCAAACACATAAGAATATTGTGTTGAATTTTGCTGATTACCTGGATTATGAGTAATAGCATTAATCCATTCCCTAGGAGAATATTGTCCTAATTTCATAAGATTCTCAGTCAAATGATTAGGAACAATACCATCACCTTCATTAGTTCCGCTACCTAAAACTCTTAATTCTCTACCTTTTTCTCCTACCATTGTAAGACCATGGCCTGTCGTTGTTCCATTAGCGGCTACACCGGGGCCATGTGATGAATCACTGGAATCCCAATGTCCACCACTTCCAGCATGGTCAGACGGGCCAATTGTGCCACCTCCACCAGCAGAGCCACCACCTCCACCAGTACCATAATCATAATCATCATCGTCCCAATCATCATCATCATCATAACTTCCTCTATGTTTCAATTGAGAAAGAATGCTGTTATATCTATCTACATAATCTTGTAAATTTCCTAAACGTTTTTCCCAGTTTTCACCTTCAAGTGAAATACCTAAAACCTGTTCAGCAATAAGTTTGTTCTGTTGTTCTGTATAGGAATTAACCATGTCTTTCCATTCATCCCTATACTTTTCCCAATACTTAATCTGTTCCTCTACACTTTCAATTGTAGCATCTCTAATATCTTCTAATCGTTTAATCTCTTTCTTAGTATCCTGTTCTTTCTGATACTGTGTAAGAGCGGCTTTGGCTTCATCTACGGCAGACTGGTCATTTTCATAAACAAAACCTACACCTTCACGATAAACTCTAATCTTTGTATTCTGAGCTTTGGCTAAAGCTTCTAACTTTTCCTGCAATTCAATTTCATCATTTAAAGCATCTTGTGTTTCATTGATTTTATCTATCTCTGCATTGTATTTATCTTCAATAGCTTTCTTTTGTTCTTCAAGAGCATCAATTTCTTTCTGGGCTAAAGAATCAATATAATTAAAAGCAGTTTCATAACGTGACTTCTGCTCATTTAACCAATCTGTTTCTTCATCCCATTCTTTTTTACGCTGTCTCTTACGTTCTTCTGCTAAATCTTTTAATTTCTTTTTCTTAAAAGCATATATTTCTTCTTCGATATCTTCACTTTGTGCCGCATAAATAGCATCCTGTGCATAATACTTTTGTCTTAATTTCTCAAGTTCTCTATAATAAGTTTCTTGAGAAATCAAATCCATAGCTAACTTATGGTCTAAAGCATCCCTTTCTAATTCAAAGTTTGCTTTAGTTCCAGATACCATTCCCTTTTGTATTTTAGCTGTCCAATCTCTATATTCTTCTGCATATGCTTCATTATTTGCATAAAATTCCTGAACTATTTTATCTACTTCTTTCCAATAACCTAGTTCAGTAACATCTCCCATATCAAATTTAAATTTAATTTCACTGATACGTTTTTCAAATTCTTCTTTATATGCTTTGGCGGCTTCTTTAGCGGCTTTTTCAGCACTATCTTTTCCACCACCTCCACCTTTTTTCTTACCTCCACTTGTATCTATAGAAATTCCATCAAATAAATGTGCAAGTAAATCATCCTGTTGTTTCTTTTGATAAGCTTCTACTTGCGCATCAAAATCATGACCATAGTTTTTAGTTCCGTCTCCTGTGTCACCGCTTATACCACTTTTTAAAGCACTGGCAAAAGCTCCTAAACTTCCTATAAGAGACTTAAAACCTTTTGCACCTTCAAAAGCTTTTTGACCTGCTTCAATAGCCGCATCTCCTGCTTCTGCAATTCGCTGAGTAGCCGCCATTCCTGCCGTTGCAGTATCGTCCAATGAAGAAGATAAGGTATCTACTCCTGTAGCCGCTGTTACTGCGCTGTACGCATTTGTAGCATACTCCTGAGCCATCTGATTAAGAAGTTCTGTATTGACTACCAGCTTTCCTTCTTGCATAGATAAAGCTTGATAGAATTCTGGATTAAGTTTTAATAACTTAGCTAAAGTATCAACATTTAAATTACCTGTTTCATTATATTCTTTGGCTACCTCGGTTAAAGTATCATAGGCTGTTTGGCATTCACTCAAACTTCCTGCTAATTCTTTCATCTTTTTAGCATATTCTTCGGCGGCCTCTGCCCCTTTATTCATTTCAACTTCTAAATTTTCCGCTTCTTCTGTAGCATTTTCACTCCACTCTGGGAATAAACTATCTGCAATATTTTCAAATCCTTTACGGTAAGAATCAAGAGGTGTCAAACTATCCAACACTACTTGTTTAGCCGCTTCCATTTCTTCTTTACTTTGATAACTAGTTTTAAGAAATGTTTGAACTGCTTCGTTATTAAGTAAATAAGCTTCTTGTGTTCTACTTAAAGTTTCATTAGAATTATCAATTTCTCCCGATAAACTTCTTAAATCACTTTTAAAACGATTTAATAAATTTATTTCATTTTGAGTAGGCTTTTCTAAAGCTGACATATAATTGATAGCTTCTACTAAAGCTTTCTCTAATTCTTCTGGTGTTCCTTTAAGATTTACAATCATTCCTTCGGCTTTTTGAGATATATCTTTAAAAGTTTTATCTAATTTTGTAAATACTTCATCTGTTAGATTATTACCTATATCCATACCATAATTAAGCGTGGTATCATTAAGAAGATAATCTTGTGCTTTCTTTATTTCATCTGTTGCTTTTGCAACTGCTTCTGCGGCTTTTTCAAATGATTCCTCATTTAATAAAAGATTTCCTGCTTCACGACTTTCATTTAATTTATCTAACTGTTCTTTTTCAAATCCATATTGTTCAGCTAAAGTTTTTCTTATTTCAGCTAACGATTTAGCCTTAGTTTCTTCATCATCCTCAGAAATCCAAATTTCATTATATTTTTTCTGTAGTTCAGCAATAGAATTAGCTTGCGTACCAAAATCTTCTGCTGATTTTAAAGCTTCTTCTCTTGCTTTTGCTTGTTCTTGTTTGTAATGAGAATAAGCGGCAACACCAATAGTTAAAGCCGCCGCAACACCACCAATAGCAACACTAGCTACAGTAGCACTAGAAGATAAACCAGTAAATATTTCAATTAAAGAAAAACCATCTTTTCTTAAGGCGCTTACTAATCCTATAACATTAGATAAAGAACCTCCTACTTTTGCTAAAGAATTTATTATATTATAACCTTTTAAAGTAGCTATAATGCCTACTACAGCAGTAAGAACCGTAGGTAAACCACCTAAATCATTTACTAATTTAAGTACACCTGTTCCAAATTCAATTATCTGCTTTACTAATTCTGAATTAATTCCTTCTGTCCAAAATTTCTCAAACTCAGAATTTAAAGCTGATAACTTACCTTGAATAGAATCCATATATTTTTCATTTTCTTCCATTGCAGAACCAACAGAATTCAATGCTGTATCAGTAGCGTTAAGAGCGGTTTCAAAGTTTTTAAGAATAGCTGTTACTACATCTACCTGAGTTTTACCACCAATTAAACTAGCATAATATGTTTGTGTATTCTTATCCAACTTTGGAAAAATTTCTGCTAATTCGCTAAAAATTTCATAAGTACTTTTAATTTGACCTTGTTCGTCTAATAAAGAAATACCTAACTTATCAAATTCTTCCTGCATAGAAGCCGCCATACCAGCAACTTGTTCTCCATCTTCATTAAGTCCTTGAAGATTTAAAGTAATAGAACGTAAGCCTCTAGCAATTCTGGAAGCCTGATTAGGAATTAATTCGGCACCAGCAGTAAGTAATCCTATAGTTTCTTCAAAAGAGTTACCAGCCAATGCCATTGTACTAGCAACTTTAGGCAAAGCTATAGATATATCTCCCGAAGATACAGCAAAATTATTAGCAACTTCATTAACAGCATCTAAAACATGAATAGCTTCATTAGCTGTAAAATTAAATGCTTTCATCTGAGAATTAATAAAACTAGCACTATCACCAGCACTTATCGCTTCATCAGCAATATTCTGAAACATAGTTGCTAATCTACCTAATTGCAAAGATGTAGAATCATCATTACCCATCTTTTTAAATTCAGTAGCCGCTTCTACCATTTCATCTGCTGTTCTTGCTACAGTCAATCCTAATTCTCTAGCAGTATCAATAAATCCTCCCATTTGGGAATCTGTAAGTTCTGATACTTTTCTATATTCAGTTACAGAAGCATCCAGTTCTTTTACTGCTTCATATCCATCAACAATTGCTTGCCTAAATTTATTTATAACTAAAGTAGCCGCACCAAATTTAGTTACTTTATTTATAATATCTCCAATACTTTGAGAAGTATTTTGTGCCGCTGTTCCTGTTTCTGTAATAGATTGTTTACAATTATTTAATGAGTTAGTGGCATTATTTAAAGATGTTGTATCCACATCTAAATTAATCTTTATTGTTTTATACCTTTTAGAGATTGTATCTAACTGTTTTTGTATATTAGCGGCATCTAATGTAGCCGCAACCAAAATTTGAAAATTACCACTATTTAAAGCCACAATAACTCACTCCTTTTTATTTTGTTTTGGCTTTTCTCCCCATTCCTTTCTTTACATTTACATTTTCAACTGGGAAAAGCTGAGAATGTACTATGCCAATAGCATCTCCTATATCATCTTGATTCTTTACAGACTTAGGTATATTTAAATTATAAAATAAATTAAGTCCATAAATTTGATTTACTACTTGAATTGTTTTATATTTCATCATAGGACGTTTAGTTCCTTCTCTTGTTCCATCATACACTCCTAAATCTTTGCGCCATGTAGACGGCATAAGGAATTTTATTTCTACTCCATGAACATTAGAAACACCTAAAACAATTCCTTGTAATACAGAAAGCATTTTAACTGTTTGAACATTGCCACCACACTCACCATTAAGAATAGTATCTTCACAATAAATCAAAGAAGGGGAACAAACATCTATTAATTTAGATAGTTCATTCCCCATATTTATACATCTGTCTCTCCATAAAACTTTCTTGTCTTGTTTCCAAACTCCATAATCCACTAACTTTTTCTTGGAATCAAAAACAGAGTACCCAGAAGAAAGGGTACTCATATCTAAACCTAATATTACATTTTTCATAATTCTTTTACCAAAACGAACTAATATTATGGCCTACACCTACAGAACGACATTGTATTCCTTGTCTTTCCATTCCTTCAATAAACCACTCTCTTAGCTTCTTCCCTTCATTTAATTGCTGAATTAATGGTGTCCAAGGGTCACGAGGATTAGTCCACCAACCATCTCCAAACAAATTCCCTCCTAATCCCTGATAAATAATTCCTGCCAATTCATCTCTTACATCTCCATAAGAAGTGTATAAACTTCCATGCTGAAAAGCTTCTGGATTATAACTCATAAAAGATACATTTTGACTCATTTCTCCTACTGCACCCTGTCTTGTTTTATTGGATTTAGCTTCCCAAGATTCAAGAAATTCATATGTTCTTTCATATTCTTCTGGGCTTCTTCCGTAAACAATCTGATTAATAAGATGTTTATAATTGGTTAATATATTATCCATAACATATTCAACCGCTTTATGAACAGGCTCATTAAAAATACCATAAAATTCAGCCGCGTTCTTAGCTATTGGCATAATATTACCTCCTTAATTATTTTTTAAAGGTAATTCAATATCTTTAATCTCTTTTAACATTTCCTTTAACTCTATAGTTGAAGGTAATTTTTTACCATACTTATCTAAATTTTTAGATAAGGTATTAAGAAAAGTAATAACTGCGAAAGAAGTATTACGCGCATGATTAATATATTCATCAATTAAATGTAAGTTCTTAATAGAATTCAGTATCTTATCCATTAAGCCACTATTTACCAAATAATCGTAATCATCTCCTTCTTCATCTGTTATATTTGTAAGTAATTTAACAATAAGATTATCACGGATTAAAATTTCTTCTGTATAAGTTTTACCTAACATCATCTTCTTAGCGATTAATTCTACCTCGCTTAACGTCATATAAGTATTAACATATACATCAAATTCCTCAATATAAGTTGAAGTAATTCCAATTTTTTTCATAGTATTCATTTCCTTTCTTTGCTATGTTTATATGTATGGGAGAGTACAAAAGAGTATAACTCTCACTCTCCCTTAAGTGTAACAAGTTATCATCAACCTATCTTTAATGATTCGTACTTGCTGTTACTTGTTTGTAACCTTCTTTACAGTCTGGTCTACCCACGTAGAAGCCATTCCAGACACAATACCCACTGCCGCCGCTGTCATAACATCCTGAGCCGGGAAATCAGGCATAATATGAAAACCTATCACTCCACATATACCTCCCACTACTCCAACAATAGGCAAAATCTTATTGTTTTCAAGTGGAGTGTAATTCTTTACAATACTTCCTGCAAGATAAGCAATTACAACAATAGCTGGGATAGAAACAATTCCAAAATCTGGCATATTAAACCTTCCTTTCATTCTTTAAAAATAAATTTTAAGTTTCTATGATTAAATATGAATCCCATATTTACTCAACATAACATAACTGATAAAAGCTAATGCAAGTACAATAGTTTTCCAATTTTTCTTAATGGCAGAAAGAACATTAATATTATTATCATCTTCAAATTTGTTCATTCGTTCTTTAATATCTCCCATGTCAGCAGTTAAATTTTCCATATTTCCTTGTATTCCTCTCATAGCTAATTGTACATTCTGCATGGTGATATTTAATTCTTTTGTAACTCCTATAACATCTTCTGCCATTTGCGTAATGTATTTATGAGATTCTTCTAAACGAACTAACTTAACTTCATGGTTATTTATTTTATCATTCGCGGCTTTTAAGTCCGATTTAATTTCCTGTACCGCCGCTTCGTCCACCAAAAAAGTTACCTCCCCTCTTTTTTATAATTAGTCACTAGCTAAGTTGATAATGGCCTTAGTATAAATTTGTTCAACATCTTTATCCAATAATGAACCAATCCATTCTTTTAAACGGCTTCTATCAATACTTCTTATCTGCTCTACTAATGCTATACTATCAGCCAAAAGAAACTCGTAATTGCCTTTAGTTATAACATGATGCATGGGTAAACACTTTTTGGGCTTAGTTGTCAAAGGAACAACTATAATTGTAGGACTGAATCTATTTCCTATATTATTTTGTAATATCAATACAGGACGAATCCCTCCTTGTTCACTTCCTATCACTGGGTTTAAATCTGCATAAAAAACATCTCCACGACAAACATTTTGTTTATATCTCATAAAAATATCTCCTTATTTATGTAGCTTAATTTATTTATTAAGCCAATTATCTAACAATTCTAAAGATTCCTGTATCGTTTTTCCTGGAAGGCTTTTAGGTCTGTAATGGCATCCTTTACATTCAGAATGATAATGTATGCTTCCTTCAAACATTATTTGACGAAAAAATAAAGGTTTTCCGCATTTAGGGCAATATCTTGTATTTTTATTAGATTTTTCCATTTCTTTTCTTTCTTTTTCATCAATAATTTTACCTACTCTGGTATACTCTTCTTCTATTGCGGATAATAAATTTCTCTTAACAAAAAGATTAAAGCTATAATTACCGCTCTGACGTACATCTTCGTTTAAACTTTTCATAAGATTGTAAAGTTTTAAATGAACTTCGTACCAGTCTGTTTTTTCTCCTTTATAAGTACTTTGAATAAATTTGAATTCATTATACGCTTCAATCAAATCATTAAATCCAAGTTTCATAATAAACCTCCTTATATTTTTATAAGGTTATTATATCATCTATTTGTTATAATGTCAATAAAAAGAGTTATATTTTTTATGTTATATAACTCTTTTTTTATTTTATAAAGACTTTCGGACCTTTAATATAATAATTATTACTGATATCCTTTTTTCTTATTAATGTAAAAAGTTCCATTTTTGCCTTTAATTAAAGTAACATATTTAGGCACAAAATTAAAAGGATTATCTAATACAATTACTCCGTTATCATATTCTATATATAGCTGGCCTTTCTTTTCAAATCTAACTATGCTGGCATTATCTGGTTTTTCCACCCTAGTTCTAATCATACAAGTTTCCTGAGTATCTCTTAAAGGTTTCCAATCCTGAATTTTCTCACACCAATAAACAAAAGGACATATATTTCCTCCTTGTTTACGACATTTAATCATTTCTCTGTTTCCTACTTTATCTTTATATGAATCTGGACACATACTTTTACACCTCTTTCTAAATTATGTACAAATGGGAACAAGAGGTATCTCTCATTCCCATTTCTATGGTTACAAACTCGTAAAAGACATTATGCCACAGTTACATTAGCAAAACCTTCTATTGTAGGATTAGCGGTTAAAGCTACGTTTATCGTAGTAGTACCAGCCGCTACACCTGTTACTTCGCCTGTGTTCTCTACAGTGGCAGTAGCAGTAGCAGAGCTTGTAAATGTCAACTGAGTTGGATTTACTTTTTTAGGAGAAGCATTTCTAATTAATGCATAAGCACTAATAGTTTCCTTTTCTCCAACAGTAAGTTCTATATCAGGCTGAGTAATAGCTAAAGCATATGCGTCATTAACCCAATTGGCACCATTAATAATTTCTTTAATAGTACCGTAAATAGCATCCTCTTCACACCCTTCTGTTTCACTGGTAGCCAATGCTGAACCAGTAAGAGGTGTTTGAGCCGCACCTGTCATATTCATAGTGATATCCTGCGCACCAGAAAGCATAAGACGTGGAATATCAATCTGAACCTCACCAATCTTTGTCGTATTGGCATCATTAGGATTATTACTGTTACCCTGGAAAAGTGAAGCAGTCATAACCGCATGAACAGTCGCAGGAATAAAGTTAGCATTTACTGTTAATACTCGCATAGAATCAAAAGTATTTGCATACTTAACACAATAAATTTCTCCTACTGTTGCACCAGTGATACTAACAGTTTTACCATTTGGTATAGCAAAAGTCCAAGAAGATTCCGAAGGTTTCTTATACCAAACTACCGCTCCATAGCTTCCAAATGAGACAGGAGTATTGGTTACATCAATACTTCCAGCAGTAGAAACTGTAACCTGCTCATTAAAAATTGCCGTACCTCCAATAGAAATTTCACTACCTACATTCTTAGCAATATATTCCAAACGGAACATAGCGTCTGTAAGGTTAAGGTCCATTACAGAGGAATGTGCATACTTACCGTACAGCTTTGCGCCCTGTCCTGCACGAATTTCCTCCAAAGATACGTTTAAAGAAATCGAAGAATCTACCAGAGTTTTTGCTGTGGAGAATAATTCCCGTCCATCGTACAAATCAACTGTGGCTACACCAGCCAAATAAATATCAGCCATTTATTTTGCCCCTTTCTTATTTAAAAAATTATATTTTTTTGAATCCTTTTTCTAAACTCTCTTTCTTTCCAAAAGCATTAGAATATTTACTCTTTTTATCTCTATATACAAAATGTTCTATAGGTTGTTTAAATTTACCTCCATTAGCTTCAATATTCTTATTTACCACATAATCTATTTCATCGACTACTGCTTCAAATAAGGACATAAAACTATAATAAGTCATAAGTAACAATTCTTTTTTTAATATACCAGTATGAGCCGTAACAATAGAAATTTTACGCTCAAGAGTAACCGTTTCTTTACCCTTATTTACCAAAGCATAATATTCATCTATGGCTTCTTTAATATCTGGATTCATGTCAGTATCATCTTCATAGCCATAAACATTTTGATACATAATTAACTGAATTATATTATTAAAATCTTTATAATCTATCAAGATATCTTTAATGAACAAAACAAATTTTCCTTTGTCATTTATTTTTATTAAGAATTGTTCACTTATATTATCTAATTGAAAACATAGTTCCAAAATTCGTATAAATTTCCAATAAAAAATTGTATGAGGTGCTTTAACCCCATCTGCTCCCCCAAATAAATCATCGTACAAAACAACCTGTAATAAAAATTGCAAATAAGAACTTTGGATAATATTAATATCTCCAATTTTATTCTTATCAATTCTTAAAATATCATAAGAAGGAACAAATTTATTAGCATCTTTTGTGAAAACAGGATATAACATTATAGTTTCTTTTTTTCTAGTTACATAAGGAATGGGTGAATCAATTTCAATATAATTCTGATAAGGACTTATATCAAACATTAAAACACCCACTTTCACCTATAGAACCTATTTGCACTGCCATAAAAATAGTACAACCGTTATAATTCCTGGTATTATTTAATGCCATTCTTGAACGACAGTACTGAGACAAATCAGCATTAAACTGAAACTGTCCAATACCTCCAATATCAGCCCCATTAAGAGTTTTCATTATTTCCATTTCTATAACGTCTGCTCTATTACAGGGGATTCCATTATATTCAATTATAGCTATTTTATCTCCAAAAAGAACATCAAATTCATAAACAACTACTGCAACTAAATGATTTTTGGGCCAATTATCATAGCGAAAACATTTTAAAATTGTAGTAGCATCATATTGCATATTCTCAACCAATGGATTAAGAAAAATTCTATAATCCTGCTGTTGGTCTTGATTTTTATAAATCATTCCCATCTTTTCTTCAAATGTTAAATCAGGTTGAGATAAACAATCATAGGTATTATATTTTAATATTTTAAAAATATTTTCATTGTTTTGTGCCAACGTCATTATAATATTATAAGGGACGGATGGCAACATTGCAAAATTGTTAAACATAACGTCCCTCCTTAAAATGCCGATTTTAATTTAATTTCCAATGTTTCACTTATGTCGCCAATAGAAAAAGTGAAAATCAATGGAATTGTAGACGCTCTTAAAGCGGAAACAGTAAAATTATTGCCGTTTCTTTTCAAGTCATAATAACTTGAAGCCAATCCCTTAATTGAATAATCTACAATATCTGTTTGTTTAATACCATCAATATAAAGATTTACACTGAAAGTTTTGCTCTGCCCCTGTGGTATAGAAGCAAGTACAGGGTCGATTACAAGCTTCTTAATCTTAGGCAAGGATTCCACCACTTGACATGTTACACTACCTAGTACTTGTTCGTACTGACTTATACTGGCTGTAAATTGCATTTCTGTTCCAGGATTACCCAGTATAGTGTAATTACCCTCGGAATCAATATTGGCTCCCGTAGGAGGTATACAATTCCATATGATAGGTCGATTAACTACCTCATTATTCAATCTTACTTCGGCTGTTAATGTGCCTGAATCACCTTTCATAGCACTAAAATTACCCTGTAAAATATTTACAGAATAAACATAATCATAACGATTAGCTACACTATTTTCAATATCATCCCCCGGCTGAATTTCATCAAGGTATAAATCAAAATATAGTATTGTAGTATTTTGGGTTACATAATTATTTTGTAAATAATTGTTAAAACCCGTAATCTTAAAAGGTCTACCATTAAAAATAAACCTTTGATTCTGTTTCCACCATTTTGTATTATTATTTCCTTGTACAATAAGAACAACATGATTGTCAGGAGTAACTATATCTTCACTGTATTTAGGAGAAGGAGAAGTAGCAGTATAATCCAATACACACGGAACTTCTATAATATCTCCTGTTTCTTTATCTATATATTTAGCTATATTATTACACCTACGTACTACTACAGAAACAGAATCCCCATTATAGTTATCTGTAAATGTAGTAATCCAATAGTTATTATCAAATTTGTACATATGACCTCTTGCATTTCTAAATGACTTTTGTCCACTCTGAATAATTTCTTTAAAAATAAGTTTTCTGAAATCATCACCATTTTTACGACCTGTAGAAGATTCATTAATTACATGATTGATATAAACTTCAATATCTTCATAAACAGAAGTTCCTATATTTGTTTCTTCTTGAATAGTATATCTTGTAGTAGTATTACCCCATTGAGCATCTACTAACGCTTGCATACTACTTCTGTATTCATCATCAGGAGACATAGCCAAATTGTCAATGTAATCTACATAATATTTCAAAGCCATAACCATATCCCCCTTTTTATTTTAGCTTAACCATATTGATTACTTTAAAAACAGTAGATTTAACCATATCGTGGTCAACTTCTGTTCCTAAAGCTTTCAATCCCTTTACCATGGTTATTGCTTCCTTATCAATTTCATCATTTTCTAATCCAGATAAAAACACTAATAACTTCCCTATATACTTAGAATATTTCTCTACAGAATCTTCATAAATATATAGGGTTTTAAATATTTTGTTTATAATAGATTTTCTGTCCATTAATAAACCATTTCCTTAAAGTATTCAAGTCGATTTACATATAAAACTTGATAATCAACTGAATCCTGTTTAATCTTTTCTCTTATTCTGTCTAAATATTCAGACTTTTGTTGTAAGTTATTAGCTTCTGCGTAATGTTTAAAATCTGTATTAGTAAGATGAAGTTGAAATTGTGTTACATCATTTATTTTAGTTTCTAACCATATATACACAAACCAATCAGCCAAAATGCTTTGTTCGTGTATGGTTAAATCTCCTATAAATTCTCTGTTAGCTATATTATAATCCAAAGGGTGGACGCATTCAATAAATTTTGGTATCGCTCTAATCAAGATACCGTCAGTATACTCTTGAAACTTCTCTTGATTAGTCTGATATAATTTATCCAATTTGTAATCTCTGATAATAATAAGAGCAGAATCTTTTATCACATCAAAGGAAGTTGCCATAAAAGTATACCTCCTATTTTTTAATTAGTTATGAGCTATAGGTTCCATTCCCAGAAAATCAATTCCTGTTAATTCTCCTAATTCCATCATAACATTAGCATCCACTTTTTCAGCATTTAATCTCTTATCCCGAATCATCTGAACAATAAGCTCCTGCTGTCCTCTGGGTGCGTCCTTATACATAGAAACAATAGTGCTAGAATCATAATCAAAAATATTAGCTATTGTAGCTGGCTCCAAAATTTTCTTGTAATTATAAGCCTTTCTTAATCTCTTAACGGCTTCTGCATCCGCAATATAGAAATATCCTTCATCTACAAAACGAGCATTATTTCTTACAATATCCTTTAAATCTCCAAAAGGAATATCTAAAGCCTGATTAAAATGCTTAAAATTATAAATGGTTCCCTTACCATTTCCTTCTGTAGCTAAATTTAATTCTCCCATACACATATTCACTACAACAACTTCTTTTTCCATTGAATTTGTATAGGGAGCTGATTCAGTATGGGTCATGTTTGTATTCACTAACTGAGTAAGCTGTTGCACCTGTGCTAAAAGCTTCTCATATTCTTCTCTTAAAATTGCATCGTTAGATGGAACTGTTTTACTTTCCATATTTTCCTCCATTTCATTTACTTCTACTTCTGTAGGCTCAATAGAAGTTCCTGTTTTCTTAACAGTAGTAGTTTTTGTTGCAGATGTACTTGTACTTGTTTTTGCCATATCCTTTTATTCCTTTCTTTCAAATTAAAAAAACGCTGGAAGAAAATAACTTCTCCCAGCGTTAAAATAGTAATGGTTTATGCTTATGCTAACTTCAAAAGACCAGCAGTAGCATTAGAAACAAACTCAAAAGCCCAGCTCTTGTTGATAGTAGAGTTGGAAGTTAAGTTAGCATTGTCATAATAGTTGTTACTATTGTTTAAAGTAACACCTTCAACAACACCCTTAACTAATTTGTCTGTAGACGGAGAAATAACGTAAATTTCCTTATCGTCTAAGAGCAGACCATAATCCTGATAGTTAGCGGTAGCAACCTGTGGAAGCATCAGCACATCGTACTCAAAGAAATTACGAATAAGCTGAATACCGATAGCTTCGGAATTGGTAACAATTCTGTAACCTGCGGCATTATCAGGCAGAACCTTAGATAAAGCGGCAGTAGTACCTACAATAACAGCCTTGTCACCCTGGTTGTAAGCAGTTACCACCTGACAAAGATTTAAAAGCGTATCCTGCGTGTACCCGGTTTTAACCAGTGCAGAAGGATAATCAGCCCCATTAAGACCAGCATGGAAAGCGCTGTAAGCGTCTCTGGTCATTTCTGTATCCATAGACAGAATTGCTTTACGGACATAATCGGCAAGAGTTTCTTTTCCTGCCAGCACCTTATATAAAGATGCGTATACAGTAATATCGTGATTTACAGGCAAAAGAGTTTTATTGGAACTGAATTCTTTCTGCCTGAAAGTAGTCCTCTGACCATGGCCAGCCGTAGAAATAGTCATAAGCGCTCTTGGCTTAATCTCAAACTGTGCGGAATCGCCCCAGCCAATATTACGAATATCGGTATAAGTTCCGATAGAGTTTACAATTGTCTCTGGTAAAACTGCCTGGATAAGCATATCCACAATAGCAAAAGCGGCCCAACCAATAGTAGGATGGGTAACGATATGAGCGGGTTCAAGATTCTCAGGAATCTGGAAATTTGCAAACCTCTGCACTTCCGTCATAAAATCTTTGTTGATTCTATCTTCTTTAGCCTGTAAAGACACAGAAGAATCAAAAGTTCCTAAATTCTTCTTAGCAACTTCTGACATAAAATGGAAATAATAGTCTCTGAATCTTTCAGCGAATTTCAGAGTAGTATCGTTACCATTGGCAAACTTTACAATACTTAAGTCTCTCATAAAATTATACTCTCCTTATTTATTTTTTAATTAGTTTACACGCATCAACAGCCAGCCTGGAACACTATCACTGCCTACAACAAAGTTAAAATTCTTGATGATTTCAAACTGAATACCAGCATAATCAACCGTAGGAGTGGTCTTAGCAGTCATTCCGTTATTGGCGGCATCATACTCCACTACTTTTGCACCAGTAACAGTTCCTGGGTCAAAATTCTCTGCAAAGAAAGGTGCACTTACCTGAACAATATCACCAATCTGAACAGCAAATACATCAAATTCCACATTGGCAGGATTAAAGAAACTTCTGGGGTCATTGTTAATACCCTTATAAAGCAGAGTACCATCCCCTAAAACATTTACTTCTGGTGAGCAAGCCATCCAGTACTGCTTATGCGCATTTGCGTCTGCTAAAGGTGTAGCATTAAATACGAAAGACTTTCCAGGTGTCGTACTTAACCCAGTTTCCAAAGTAAGCAGTGTTCCATTCATTGTATTAGTAGTTGCAATGGCACTTCTGTTATAAGCATCTACATTATCAGCCGCAATCCTTGTTAAAACTAAAATCGTGTTAGCCATATTAATTTCTCTCCTTTTTTATTAATCTTCCCACAGGCCGCCATTTTTCTTTGTTTCTACAGGCGCACCCATTCTCCACAAACCATTAGAACTAAATTTCTGTGACTTGCCATGGCTCTTTTCAAAAGCCATACTTTTTGCTTTATTCTTCCAACCATCAATGGATTCCATCTTACAAGCCATTCCTTCTGTCTTAAGAGTTTCAAAACATTCCTTATCCACAAACTCTTTTACTTCTTCCAAGGTTTTGGAAACTTCCATTTCAACTCTTTCCTTGTCTTTATCTTCCTTGAATTTTCTTAACTTTTCAAGCTCTGTAGTATGTTCCATAATGATATGGTCTTTTTCTGCCAATTTTTCAGCTAAAATTTTATTTCTTTCAGCTTCTTTCTCTAACATTTCCATATATGCAGAAGCATCTACATTTGCATCAGAAGATAACTTTTCAATAAATTTAGCACATTTACGAAGATTAGCTCTGTGCTCTTTATCTTCATTATTATCTCCTTCATCGTCATTGTCGTCGTCGTCATTATCCAACTTAGACTTTTTAGACATTTTCTGAACCTTATCCTTTTTCTTTGTATCCCAATGAATTTCCGCATCAACGGTTTTATCGTCTTTTCCCACTTTTACATCCGCTTCTACTTTGTAACGAATATCATCTTTGGTAAAAATGATGTGGTCTTTCTCTACGCTGTCAACGTAAACACCCTGACCTTCATGGGACTGAACCTTTTTAATTATTTCACCCCAAGCTTCACGACCTTCAATTTCAAATTTTTCTGCCGCCATTTTACGCTCCTTCCCTTCTTTACTCTTATTATCTTTATTTTCTTCATCTTCAATGTCTAAATCCTTACGGATTTTTTCTACTTTATCAACTACTGATGAATCATTTTCTGCTTTTGCATAACCTAAAGCAGAACTCAAACCACCTTTGTTATACACTAAAGTATCGCCTTTAAACTGCATAACAGGATATTTAAGCTTTTCAGATGGAGCTTCTTCCCAACCATCTTCTACTACCATATAAACATCCTTAACTAAAGAAGCTTTATTACTAGCTTCCATAATCTTTTTCCTTAATTCTTCTTTGTTTATATCTCCCCATGGAGTATCTGACATTGCATCTTTTGATTTATCTACTTTATACATCTTATCTGCCATTGCTTTTCTCCCTTCTTCGGCAAACTTTTTCAGCGCTTCTAGTTCGTTAATATGATGATTTTCATAAAATTCTGTTACTTTTTCTTCAAACTGAACTAACTGAGCGTTTGCACTGGGGCAACTTCCATTAATTCTTTTTCCTAAAATAGTAACTCCACAAATACTTAAATGAGAAACATCTTTTTCATCTTCTCTACCATCTGCCATTATGGTTCCGCTAGTCAACATTTCAACAGAAACATTTCTAAAGTTACCATTTTTAAACAAATTATAAGTATCTACAGCGTAAATTTTAGATAAAATAAAATCGGCGCTTGCCAATAAATAACCGTCTTTATCATAACTGAACTTTATTTCCTGGTCTTTAGGAACTTGCCCTACAATAACTTCTAAGGGAGAATGACCTTCTGCTTCTTTTGTATAAGGATTCACCCTACATACTACCCATTTACCCAATATACTTGAAGCGCATTCACGTAAAACATCTTCACTTATATCCAATTTATGAGAATTTGGCTTTGTAGATAAAAATACCATTGTGCCGTATGCAAATTCTGGGTCAGAATCTTCAATGAAATTCTCAATTAAATCAATAGAGAAATTATGAATTGTGCCTGTTAATGTTTTATTATCCTCTATCTTTTTCACTCACTATTCTTCCCCTTTCTTACTACGGTATTAAATTCATTAATTCTTTTTAACAAAATATCTTCATTTATTAATTTTAAATAAACATCGACAAAATGTTTATTTAATTCATAATAACAGTATTTTTCATCCATATAACGAGGATATAATTCATTTTTCTGTAATATGATATTTTCTTGCGTATCTTCTACAACCCAATACGAAGTAATATCACTTGGGGTACATCTTTCTACCATTACAATTTCACCCCATCAATCTTCCAAGATTTAATATGCCTATCAAATTCATCATAAGCAGTAGGAAGCTGTTGAGCCTTATCTCTTAACGTAATTACCTGCCCCATAAGTTCATTATATTTCTGCATAAAATCAACCATATCAGCTAATACATTCTTATCTTTATGAGAAATAGCTATATCCTCCACTTTTACAATCATTTCATAACCGTCTGAACATTCTTTTAAAAGTGTTGTGAACATAACAAAAAGATTCTCATATTCTCTGTCATCTTTATGTGTTTCTGGATATACAGAAGGAATATTGTATCTGTCTTTTATTTCCGTTAATGAATCTGCCAATAAAGGAAATAAATGTGCTAAATTATGATGAACAATATCTGAGGCTTGTGGCATACTAAACACATTCTGCATCCAAGATACTGCTCTATCAAAACTTCGATTAAGGTCAAACATTTTACCTACTAAAATATCCAAAGCTTCACTTGTTTCTTGAGAAATTAACATATATTACATTTCACCCCTCTTTTTTATAAATTGGTACAAGATAGTACAGATTCAAAAAACCGCTATCTGGAACACTTTATCATGTTCAGACTAAAAAACGGCTCTAATCACTTGTACCACCTTGTAACCACCTATTGGTTACGGCTTCTCTCTCCACTATCTGACAAAGGTTCATCAGAAGGAGGTCGCCCCCCTGGATTAGACATATTATGAATAGAAAGTAACTGAGAAAGGTTATCTAACATTCCTCCATTATGTCCTTCTTCTAACAGTCTATCAAAATCTGTGGGCTTATATCCAAATGCCGCCGCGTATGCACTTGAATTAAGAACTAATCCAACATCAGCAAGTTTCATTACAGAATCTTGTTTACGTTTTCTCCAAAATGGTTGAGTACATCCATCAAAAGTAAATTTAAATTTATACTGTTTAGTTTTCTGATTAACATAAAATTCTAAGAAATTATTAAACTGTGAATAAAGTTTTGCTACAATTTCATAATCTGCTGTTACTGCCGCTATAAATTCTTCATTAGACATTCTATCCGTAGCATATAAAAGTCTACTGGCAGAGGCCCCGTTAGCTACAGTATCTTTAGCGGCATCTATAGCCATTCCTGTATTTTTATCTTCAAACTGTTTAAATTCTGCTTCTTCCAAAGGTAGTGCCACAGATTTAATTACAGAATCAGAAGTCATAGAACTTTTTAATCCTGCGGATACCAGTCTCATAAATTTACCTAATGTTCCTGGATTTATTGCAAATCTATCAGGAACTTCCCCAGATTTAGCACTTTCCTGCATTCTCATTTCTCCGTACAGCAAACCAAAAGCCGAAGCAATATCTTTATTTTTCTGCAACTTTGCTATTTCTGTATTGTTGAAAACATTCTTCAAAAATGGAGATAAGAAAGGTACAGAAGAAAAATTGGACATATCAAATTTAAAAGCCCAGAAATTATCCATAGGGCTGGTCTGATGAAAAAGTGTAAATGTTCCATCTCTGTTACTTAAAGGACTAGAAGGAATATAATCCATTAATCCTTGAGTAGCCCATACTTCACTTAAGTATTTTTTGAAAATAGGGTCATAACAATTTATGTCTACCCCCGGTGTACCAATAAAATACATCATATCAAAATCAAACAATAAACCACTTTCAAAATATCCTGTTAATAAACATCTGTCCTGTGGTAATGTTTGCAATGTATATTTAGGGTCATTTTTATTCATGTTATTTCTAAAACTCACATAATGAGTTTCATGGCGCAACAACTGTTTTACAACTCTTCTAAATTCTGCTTTATAGTCAAAATTATCAAGAAACTTATATACTCTTGCTTTATCTTCTAAATATCTGGACGAAGTATAATCCTCTTTGGGATTTTTTACATTTTTACATGTAATTTGTAAATCAAAAGAAAGAAGATTTGTATAATATTCAACAGTTCGATTATAAAGCATATCAAATACTTCCATAAACTCACTGTAAGCTTGCAAATTATTAGCTTCTCTTTTATAATCCTTTAATGCTTTAATAATAGATTCCACATTAGTAGGAATGCGTGAATTATTATTAAGATTGATTAAATTTTCATTAGAAAGCCATGGGGTATATACACCAAAACTTTCATAGCCGTATAAATTATTTGCAAATTTTATTACATCGTATGCTTCTTGTTCTGATAACATAACAGAATCAGAAACAGAAATATTATTCTGCTGTTGGTTAGGAATTATCCTTGGACTATTTTTCATTTATATTTAGCTTTCTCCTTTCTTTATAAATTTATATATGTAAAGGGCTATAAAAAATAGCCCAAATTTGTTAAAATACCAATTGTTCTATATCAATCATACTAGTATCATTTTGATTTTGTATAGCATATTTATTTTCCAGTAAAGTAGCTATATAGTTACAATAACTAACTGCTACTATTTTATCCTTTGTAGCATCTGTTGTGGTAGGTTCATGAAGTTTAACCTTACCTCCGTTCCAGGTTTGATTAAGACTTATAGCTTCACCTATCATTTCCAGAGTATGAACATAAGGCAATTTAATAATTGCTTTTTCTTCGCTACTTAAATCAAAATAACTTAAATCTTCTTCCATCAAAGTTTCCAAATTAAGTTCATCAATTAAGAAATGAATATATTCACCTTTAAGAGCTTTTTGTAAGTCTAACCACATATTACTGTTTAATTCCTCTGTACCCTGAATAGGAATAATAGCAGGAATTGCTTGTGGGTCAACTGCTCTACTTTTCAAATCTTCAAGTTTAGCTTTTGGAAGTACATGCAATCTTTCTTCATAAGAAACTGTAAAACCATGACTATTCCAATGCTTTTCATCTCTTTGTGGATGTTCAAGAATTGTAGTAAGGTCATTGTAATTTACTTCACCGCCATTTCTAAGCGAAATTGTTTCTATTACTATTTTTGAGATTAGTCTACAAATTCCCAATGCATTTTCTTGGCTGTCTTATTTTTACCTTTACAAACTGCACTGATTGCGGCCTGAGTTATGCCATACTCTTGTGCGGCTTCACTCTGACTATTATAGATTTTTCCAGTTTCAACACATCTCACTCTTTTAAAATGAGTAGGTGCATGAGTTTTCCCTATTTTACTTTCAGCTATCTTTCTTTTGGTTTCATCAGAATGATGTTTACCATACATTCCATTTTTCTCACCATCTAAAGATACCCCATACATAGGATTATTTTCTCCTTGCATCCTTTCTGTCTGAACTTTTCTATATTCTTCTTTTTCCCACAAACCTTTTACGCAATCAGAATGATTTTGTTTCCATTCATCAGAATGATGTTTACCATACATTCCATTTCCTTCTCCACAAAATCTTTCTTTAATAGTATCACTACGTTTTAAATAACAGACATTGCCAGCAACATCAAATATATTATAGCCTTTTTCTAAATCATAAGACTGATAATAATCCATCCAATATTGCTCTCTTTCAGTAAGAAAATCTTCATTTGAAATATCTTCTATTTTTTCCAATATTTCAATATCAAAATTTTCAATACCATTTCTTTCCACATCTTCTTTCATATAATAATTAAAATTATTACGTTTATACTCCCTCATACGATTATAGAAATTACTTGTCTGTCCAACATAATGTTTACCATTAATAAGATTAGTCCATAAATAAATACAACCAAAACTAAAACGCTTACTAGAATTTACTTCCCAAATTTTCATAATTTCTACCTTAAACCTTTCTGCAAAAAGATATGATAAAAAGTAAATAATAATCCTGTATTGCAGTACAAGAAAAGGGAGCTACCCTCTGTCTTATTTACTTTTTATAAGTTAAGAAAACGCCGCTACACGTTAGATACTATATGTTTCCATATAGAGCAGACTATATCTTCATCTTAAATTAATAAGATGTGTACCGCTTCCACTGCCAATCGCTTGCAGTGTACTCCCTTACGGGATAGTCGTTGAACCTTCCTCTATTCAAGGCTTGGCGGCTGATTGCCCATTTTATATTAGCACTTAGGATTTAACCTTATGCCATCCACATGATTCTTTTTACTTTCGTCACCATCACGCTTAGTTTTATTTCATACTTACGTTGTGGTTCATGTGGCTTTAGGGGTTTCCAGCAATTCAATACATTATTTTTCTTCCATATCACTATGAAAGCGGACCTCAGAATTAATCCAATACAATATAGTCAGCTTGATAATCAAAGAAAAATTCTCTAATTTTCAAGTTAAATCCTATACTGTCTCCTGCGGGGTGAGTACCTATATAATCTACTTCCCTTAAGGTTTTCCCATCATCTCTAAAAATAACAGACATACAGCCAATAACACTGTTATCATTTTTAGAATTTGATGTAGTATTCGCAAAAGCATAGTCAATGAATATTAATCGTTTTTCTCCATCTTTCTTAGGTCTGTTTCCTAAATCTACATTAGAATATAAGTCTAATATAGTAGGAGGTCTAAAAGCATTACGTATAATTTGGTTCTTTTTAAAAGATTCCATAGAAAAGAAAGCTCCATCTGCTTCCCCTATCATTTCATTTAAATCCTCTGTTCTATGGTCTATATCACTATCAAATTCTTTAGCATGAAAATAATCTTGCCATGTTTTTAAACCATATAATATTGCTAAAAATATATTTCCTGCAAAGAAATTATATTTATGCTTATTAGATATCATACATTGTTGAACTACTTTTTTAAATTCTGTCCAAAACCATTCTATCTTGAATCTAGCAGAAGTAATATAAATTGACTTACATTCCTCTAACCATCTGGTTAAAGGTTTCCCATCTTCATCTTGATATTCTGATAAAGTTAAAAATTTAGCTTGACGTGGATGTGCCATTTTTTGAAAAACACTATCAATTATAGTTTTTTTCAAAAGTCTGCATTCCTCATATATTAATAAAGTTGCACGTTCACCTCTCGCTGAATCTAAACAAGGAAGTACTAAAATAGTTGAATTTGTTGGTTTAACTTCAACTTTTATCTCATTATCACTATATGAAAATTTAATATCTTCATGTTCATAATAATATTGTAACAATGGAGAAAGTTTTTTGCACAATTCATTTTCCATCTTTTTCTCTACCATTTTCTTGGCCTGTGGAATAGTAGAAGAAGTAATAACTACTTCTGCATAAGGATAAAGCAATGCATGTATTAAAGCACCTAATGCAACAATAAAAGTTTTACTCAAACCTCTGCTACATATAGCAAAAAATGTATTACTTATACCCATTAAATAAAGCATAATATGCTGAAAAGGATACAAAGACAGCATTAATCTATGCACTGCATAAAGATTCCAATTACGTCTATAAAAAGTAGTCCATTCTATAATATTTTTTCTTCTTTGTTCATAAGGTATTTTTTTATTTTTCTTTTTCTTTGCTTCGTTTTTTCTTTTACGTTCTTCAATTAATTCTGTTATACTAGGTTGTCTAAATTCTATTTCTTCGTTTTCATTCATAATTTATCCTCCTACTAATCACGTTTTCTGGGAATTAGAGGATATTCTTTCGTTCCTGCAATAATGTTTTTAACAGCAGAAACTACATGTTTAAACCAATCAGATTCAATATTACAAAAATCTTTGTACTTATTTAAATCTTCACATTCAGCAGGAGTAGTATTTTCAATTTCCCAAATCTGTCTTTCTAACATTTGTTCTGTAAGAGTTTTTTCTTTCTTTTGAGTAAAATTATCAATTTTTAATGTTTTCATAAGCTTAAGAATAGATTCTTGCTGTTCTTTTCCGCTTTCTTCATTTTCTTTTGCTTTACGATAATCTAACTCTGAAATACATAATTTTCTATACAAACTCTCCTGAGCAGGAGTAAGGTTTATATCTTCTGTATAAAAATCCCAGCGATATTCAAGATATGCATAATCATCTTCATCTTGTTCTCCCCAGTCTAAAATAAACTGTTTGAGTTTTTCTTTTCTTAATTTTTCTTGACTGATATCTAAAATAGCTTCGGATTTATCTACATCTGTTACTCCAAAACTATCCCATTTATCTGTCTTTTTCTTTAATCCCATATAACTAGAAATAAAATTTCCCCAATAGTTATATGTACTGGTTAAAACTTTTTCGTCACGAGCTTTTTTAACTTTTTCCATAAGATTATCATAGACTTTTTCTATAAAAGGTATTCCAACTTCACTACATGTCACCCATAGAGCACTTCTTATGTCTTTGAATCTTTTTAAATTATCCTGATACATTTCCTTAGTGCAATTTTTACAATAAGGCATTACTCCTGTAGTGTGATGGATATTATCACTTTTATAAAAATCTTCTATTGGATACTGTCTATTGCACCTAATACAATAAGAATCAGTTATAGGACGAATTTTTTTAACAACCGTAGCCATCACAATCACTTCCATTCTTTTTTATTTATGTATTAAAATTAAAATGTCAAAAAATGAAGGTAAAATTAAGTTTGTAATCTTAAAGTGGCTCTTTTCCTAACGGAATCTTCATTATACCCACACTCGATTATCAAACTTAATTTTACCTTCACTTTTATGTTTATACTACTAAATTAATCTTCTACATCAATTTCTGTAGGTTGAATAATTTTTTCGTATTTCTTCTTCTTTTTTACAGCCATTTCTTTTTTAAGCAATTCTTTTTTTGTTTTGCTTACATTGACCTTTTTTTCAACTTCTCTGCTTCTTCGCTTCATTCCTAAAGGTACTTCTCTATTATTGAGATATGCCTTTATATATTCAGACGAATTAAACCTTACTACAACCGTTTCTGGCACTTTTTCCAATTTATATTCTTTGGTTTGAACATTATAACTGTTTCGCATAAATCCACCAAACATATATGTTTCCAAAGTACCTATGTTAGTGATAACGAACTTTCCATTACGTTTAAGTTCATCAGCTATAATTTCAATTAAAGCCAAATAGCAAAGTTTAGCCGTTTCAGCAGTAACAGTTTTTCCCTGTTTTTTTACTGAAACGGCTATAAGGTCGGAAATTTCTCTTAAAGTCAACGCATTCGCTTTGGATGCTCCTGTCCTTGCCATAAAGTAATCTCCAATCTCACAACATTAATTAAAATTTATTTTTAAAAATGTTGAACTTACTTTACAAATGGACGGCCCTTGGTGGATTCCTTAATTTCATCCACTAAACTCTTAGAAACCTTAAATACAGGCTTGGTATAAGAAGGGGTTTCAGGAAGCAGGCCCTTCTCTCCGGTTTTAGGATTGATAACACCATTTCTCTCTGGCTTACCATTAATCTGAGCAAATCCCATCTTTCCCAGGCCAAACAGATTGAACTTCTTACCTGCGGCGGCACACTCTCTACAAACTTCACCCATAGCGCTCAGAACCGCCTTTGTCTGCACCTGAGATGCACCAGATTTTACCGCAATAGCCTTTACCAGTTCTGCGGAACTCATGTCAGTTACCTTAATTACTTTCTTTGCCATAATTTTGATTCTCCTTTAAATTCTTTTTATTCTGTTAAGGATTGTAATTCAATTTGATATTACATCCTCAATTTCATTTTGGTTTCTTTATTACTCCCTTATAACAAATCAAAGTCATTACATTTTTTATTTCATTTTCTCTAATGCTTTTTATTAGTATTTTAAACTTCTTCTATTTGTTTCTTTTTCATGTTTCTTTTACACTTTGCTACCTGTTCTTGATGAACTTTTGTAGCACAAAATCTACACATGGTCTGACTATTTGAATTAATCTTTATTAATCTTCCGCATTGGCACTGTTTATATCCATCCTTATATGTGGCTATTAATAGGTTTCCTAAATTTTCTAATTCAGTTATTCGGAATACAGGAGTTTCCCCAAAATATTCAGAAAGCATATTTACTCTTATATTTAAGTTATCACATTTTTTTGTAGTTTCTATTAATCCTTTCTTTTTCATTTCTCCTAAAAGTATAAACCTATCTGAACCAGTACAAGCCACATTAGCCATTTCAAACCAGTTAGCTATACCTTTACTGGTTTTAGTGTTTAACCAGCCGTTACACCCCATGTAATGAGCTATAACATAAGCAGAAAATAACAACTTACGTTCCTGGTCTGTTTCTCCTTTAAACACTTGGCACATATCCCAAGTGTATACTACTACATCTTCTCTTTCATTAATACCTGTAATTCCTTCTTTAACTTTTTTAAAAATATTGGTAATATACACATGCCATTTTTCTTTTAAATATTCTTCTTTATAAAGTTTTTTCATACATTCATTAACTTTATAAATAGTTTCTTCTACTGTTAAACTTTCTGCTGAGTAATATTTTGATATTAAATTAAGAAAAGAATAAAAACCAATATCAGGTTTTTCATTACTATTTAAAGTATCTAATACATACTTTCTTTCATTTACAACTATTTTATTCATTTTCTTTTTCTCCATTTTCTTTTAATTTTTCAATTATTAAATCTCCGATAACCGCCCAGCAAAAATATTTATTTTTATTTTTTCCGTAACATAAATCAAGAACTATATTCATTAATTGCCATTTGTTAGAACAAATTTTTAATGCTTCTTCTCTAAATTCTTTTTGTAATACTTCTGTTTTTTTATTTGCTTCTTCGGCAGATAAATTCTTTTCTCTTGCAATTATTTTAAAATTCTTTATTCTACGTACATATTCTTTTTCTAAATTTTCAATTTCTTCTTTTTTTGCTTTAGGATACCTACTAACTTTATCACTTTTTAAAAAAGTATAATCAAAATTTTGACTTTTTAATTTAGTAACATATCCATTAAATTCAGATTCTATATACCAACATAAACGATTCATTGTAGATGGAGAACAATTGACTGGCATTTGTGCATGATACCAATATAAAAATTCTTTACAATTCTCAGAAAAAAATTCTGGATTCTCCAAATATTTTGATTCCAATTCTTTTACGGTACATCCATATAGCATTAAACATTTATTATTACTATGTTTAACATAATTATCATAATCTTTTTTTATAGTAGGATAATTATACATAAAATAATAAGGTTTTTTATTAGCTACAATAGATAAATCAAATTCTGTTTCACAATGATTTCTCATGTACCATTTTTTAGGCATATCTTTGGCAATAATTCCCTTTAATTTATCAAGTTCGTTTTGTTGAAATAGCTGACCACATAGAATACGCTTATAAAGTGTCTCGTACTCAATTGTACCCTTTTTTAACCCAAAAAGAATATCTATCATAGAGGATACGTCATTAGTTATTTTTCCTACACTATTTCCCAATCCTTTGTAATTACTCTTTTTTATCATAGCTCTGGTAATTACTTGCTTCTGTGCTTTACGCTGGACACATTGAATTGGCAATAACTCTACATATTTTCTTAAAAGAACAGAATTATTTGTAGAATAAATTGCATCCCCATCAAAATCACTACCATTCATAGCCATACAAAAAGTATCTTTGTTATTAATAATAAATACAGTATTCATATATTTGTACCAATAATTTACAATATCTGTATTTATTCTTTTCATTTTACGAATATTATTATGACTGGTCATAGGACTACGAAAACAAACTAATTCTTCTGCATTTTCTTTATTGTTCCAATAGGCTGAATAAATTTCTTTAGTTTCTAAAAGTCCTGTAACCTCTAATCCAAATACATGTTGCATTAATGCATATGGGTCGCCACTCAATAATTGATAATTTCCATTTACCAACAATTTACCAATTTTAGCATTATTAATCTTTTTCTTTATCATTTTGTTAATTCTATCAATTACATAAGGGTCTTTCATCATTTCTGGATTAAGATACAAAGCTTGAGCATAATCATTGCTTTTTGTTTTTTCACTTATTCCTAAAAAATTTAATGTTTGAGCATAATCACCTGTTAAAGATTGTTTTAACCAATCAACTGTAGGTTTAGCCAATTCTTTAATATCTTCATCAGTTAATTCATAAGATTGTAAATATTGATAATTTATTTCTCTTACATCATCTAAAACTTTTGGAGCAACTTTAGTTACAGAAAAACGATACCCATTATTAAAATAACAATTATGATAATCTTCCCAACTTTTATAATTATCCCAAATCTTTAAACTAGATTCTGTAATAATCATATCCACATTACGTATATCATGAACATGGCCCCAAATATCTTTTACTTCATAAGTTTTTGCTATCTTTTTTGCAAAATCTAAAATATCGAATACATATAGCATTCCTTTAAGCCATGCATTTCTTAAACAAACTCCCGAAGGAAGATAATCTAAATTAAGTTTATCTGCTACTTTTTGCATGTATTCTGGGGTGCAAAGATTCAGACCATCACTACCATTATTTTTAAGTAAAACATTTTGCAAAGTTGTTACTTCTGGTTCTTCTCTGTCTGTATCGTCTATATTGATTACTGTATCATAAAACTCAACAAAACAATCAGAAACCACAAGCACATCTCTGGGTTCTATAATTTCCAAAGAAGCAGAACACGTAAGAGATTTATAAGCTTCATATTTGGCTGGAACTAACTTATATTCTTTTTTCCTTCCACATTCACATCTTTTATCTAATTCTTCTAAAAGGTCAGAACAAACAAATAAAATGGTTTCATTTTTCAACCCCCCTGTAGTTCCTACAAACCATTGAAAATTAATACCATTTACGTAAATGCCTTTTGGAGAAGTGGCTCTGTTATAATCACTTTTTTTAGAAATTTCTACCGCCAGCATTTTATCTAAAAGATTAAATTTACAACTCTTAGTAATAATATCTATTAATCTAAAAGCCTGATTATCAAATAAATCAATTAGTTCATCTAACCTTATAGCTAATTTTGAATCTAATTTAATATCCCAATTGTTAGAAGCTAATCTTTCCGTAGAAATTTTAAATATTTTTCTTCTACTATTTTGCATATAATTCCTTTCTTTAAATATTTTTATGTAAAACATATTATATATTATACATATAATTTTGTCAATATATATTTTAAAAATATTATTTTCTGATAATTTTATCAATTGTTTTTATTATATAAAATATTTTTTAAAAATAAATATGTATAAGAATAAATTTATAGGCAATACTATATAAATACATAATATAAAACACTAATAATATATATAATATATAATAATATAATATATTAATTTTAATAATAAGAAATTTTATCAATTATTTATTTTATATAAATATATAAAATATTGTTTTAAATATAATAAATAAATATATATAATTACAATTACTTTATAAATTTATATACCTATTGGAACGTAGTGGAAAGAGGTATATAAATTTATATTAGTAATTGTTTATATATGAATATTTATTATATTTAAAAACAAAATATTTTATATATTTATGTTTATAAAATAAATTATTGATAAAATTTAAAACCCTAGCATTAGTTATTTTTCCTCTTTGCTTGCAAAGAGGAAACTAATAACGGCGATAGGGTTTATGATATATTTTATATATATTTTATATATCTATATTTATTTTATATTATAATAAAATTTAAAAAATATATATTGACATTTATAATATAATTTGTTATTATTAAAATAAAATAAAAAAGGAGGATTAAACATGTATCATATTATTGTCATTAACGGAAGTGGAGGTAAAGGTAAAGATACTTTTGCTAAATTATGTTTAGAATTAACTTATAATAAAAACAAAAATATTAATAAAGATATATTAATTACACTAAAAGAAGATATATTAAACACATTAGAAAATATGAAGAATAATAAATTAAAAAAAATGTGTAATATTGATTCTGTTTATTTAGTTAAGAATTTAGCTACTATGGCAGGATGGGATGGTACAAAAACTGAAAATAACCGCAATTTTTTAAGTGATTTAAAAGATTTACTTTCTAACTGGGATGATGTACCCTATAAAGAAACTATAAAAAACATTAATATAGCTATAAAAAATATTAAGAATTTTAATAATGGTGATGGGCTTATTTTTGTTCATTCTCGTGAACCAAAAGAAATTCAAAGATATGTAAATTATTTTGGTTCTAATATTTGTCATACTTTATTAGTTAAAAATCCTAATGTCTCTGCTATTTTATCTAATCATGCTGATAAAAACGTAGAAGATTATCATTATGATTTTATTGTGTATAACAATAAAGACCTTAACTCATTAAAAGAAAAAGCTAAATTATTTTATCACCATTTATTTGAAGATGGGATAGGTAAATATATTTATGATTGAGTATGAAAAAAATTATCATTATCGTGAAATTTGCGATATCTTTAATTTGGTTCCTTGTAGTGGCTCAAAACAAAGAAGCCAAATTAATAATTTGAAAAAAGATTATGAATTTATTGTAAAAAATGGATTCTATAATTTTAAAAGACAATATACAGAAGATGAAAAAAATGCAAAAGAATTAAAAGGGATGTATCAAAAACTTTTGGAGGGTATATTAAGTAATTTACTTTCTCAACAAGAAAGTCATAATCAATGTTTTTCAATGATGGAAATTCTTACTTCATGTGGAATTGTAAATAGTGATTATCGTTATTGTCGTTATAATGTTGAAGAATCTTCAAGTATTTTAAAAAGCGACCCTATAGAATTAAAAGATTATATGATTAAGTCTTATAATCTTTTAAGTAGATTAGTAAAAGATATATTAAAAAGTTTAGAATCTAAATCTTTGATTAAGTTTCGCCAAGGATATAGAATTTATAAAACTTATAAAACTTATACTGATACTTATACTGTTCCTATGGAATCATTAGAAGAAGCAAAAATTATTAAACTTGAAGAAGAAACATTAAAAGAATTAGGCTTTACAAAAATGAATGAAATCTACAAAAACGAAAATCGTATTTATTTATTCAAAAAAATAGCTTGCCAAAAATTAAGAGAAAACTTTCCTGGTTGGGAGGGATATTATAAAGTTTATCATTTAACTTTAAATAAAAGTGGATTATCTAACAATAAAGAAAATATTTATAAAGAATTAAATTCTAAAATACAATCTAAGCTATTACGTAGTGAAATGTTATCTCAAATAACAGAATTAAAAAAGATTATTGATGCAACTATTAATCTTTCTTGTCCTTTCCAGATTAAAGAAAATTTAAAATTAATGGATAAATTGGAGGAATAATAATGATAAAAATTGAAAAAATGGAAATTTCAGGATTAGCAAATGCTTTATATGGTATGAGATTACCTAAAAATAGTAATCTTTTATCAGATTCTTATTGTTTAACTTACAATTATGATAATGGAGAAATATTTACAATTCCGCTTAATGATTTTAATAGTCATAATAAAATATTAAGAATCATCATAGGCCCTAAAGATAAAAAATTAGCAGAGAATTTAATATTAGCTGGAACTGACCATGGAAAATGGTTTAGACAAATACAACTTTCTTTTTTACTTACAGCTCCTATGACGGCATGGTGGGATATTGATACCTATAAAGTAGCTACTGTAAAAAATTCTTCCAGTCGTATGCACAAAATTACAAGTAGACCTTTAACTATAAATGATTTTAGTTATGATGATAAAAATGGAAAAATAATTAATAATCCGTTTCGTGATGCAACGATTTTACATTTAAACAATCTTATTCTAAAATATAATTCTTTACCTGCTGATTCAGAAGAAAAAGAAAATATATTTAGACAAATTATACAAGATTTACCTCAAAGTTTTAATTTTACTGCCACTTATACTTGTTCTGCTCAAACTGCCAGAGCTTACTATTTTGCCAGACGTAATCATAAACAAAAAGAATTAAGAGATTTAGCTAATTTTTTTGCACATTTACCAAACGCACAGGAAATAAGTGATTTTATTACAATTGAAAGTAAATAATAAAATATGTAATTAAAAATTGCATTATTATAATTTGTTTTTACAATTTTTGCAATAATATTTCAACATTGATAAATAATTTTATTTTCAATATTATTTAGGAATTTTATAAAGAAGTAAAGAAAGGAGTATATAAAATTATGTGTATAAAAGCTAAAGAATTGAAAGATATTTTAAATAACATTGATGATGAAACAGAAATATTTATTGATAATAATTTTCTTATAAGTTCATTGTATAAGATAGAAATAAATACTTCTGAATCAATGGGCATAGTATCACCTTGTATAATTTTAATTGGAGCAAAACAAACTGCACAGCACATAATGAGGAATATTAGTATTTTAACGGAGATGAAAAATGAGAAAAGTAAAATATAAAGCTAATTATGGATACGCTGGTACTGATGTAGAGGATGAGCTGGAATATCCGGACGGGGCGACAGACGAAGAAATAGAAGAGGATATTAAAGAAATTGTCATGCAACGGGTTGACTGGTATTGGGAACCAGTAAATTAAGGTTTGGAGGATTAAAAACTGTTCAATGTAGTATGTACGAATCTACAAAATGTATTATTTGTCCGGTTTGTGATACAAAAATATATATAAAAAAATAATTGCAAAAACTATTGACATATATTATTTTATATGATATAGTCTATGTAACATCAACTTACCGATATATTTATAATTGATTTGATATATCGGTAAAGTACATATAAAGAAAAGGAGAAATTATGTGCTACGGTTCTGGTTGTAGATTTGAAGATTCTATGGGAGATTGTACAGTTATGTCAGATTACAATTTATTTCATGAAATATATAAAATATCTCCTTGTGCTGTAGGTGGAAGTCGTGCTCAAATGCCAGAAGAAGAATTAAACGACCCAGGAATTGAGAAACAAATGGAAATATTCTATAAACGATATAAAGAAGATAAAGAAAAGGAGAAAAAAGAAAATATATGGAAATGATAAAGAAAAGACAAGGAGTTTGTAAAATCTGTAATAAAGAATTAGCGGTGAAAGGAAATTGGTTTAATCAGCTATTTATTTATCAGTTATTCGATTTAAAATGTTGGTGGCATAGTAAAACAAAGCACAAGGTAAATGTTTATACACATTGGTGGATGTTACCCTTTGACGTGTTAAGTCTCTTGTTCTTGTTTGTACTAACTTGTATCCTATCAATCGTCAGGGTTATCCTATATCCATTTTTCTCCCTGTACTCCTGGCTGTTCTTGTAAAGAAAGAAGAAAAATATTATGAAAATATTTTCATTTTGTTTTAAAAGTTATCCCCATAATTTTCCATCTGTTGTTTCTTGCACCTGTACTTTAAACAGTGATGTAAGATTGGTTAATAAAACTATAAAAAAAGAAGTAAATGCCAAAAGTTTATTAGGCATTACTGAATTTAACCGCAACACTGAATTATTAAAAGATACAATGGAATTTAGGATAAGTGGAGAAAATGAAAATGATGATTTAAATATTCTTAAAGATTATTTAGATTTTCATTATAACATAAAAACAACAAAAATATTATAATAAAAGGAGAATAAGAAATGAATAAAGTAAGAGAAGAATTATTTAAGAGGTTTGTTTTGGAGGAATATAAGGACAATGAAATAAAAGTAAGATTGCTTGGATGTATTAATCCTCAGCTTCCTACTTTTGATAAAATTTCTTATGTGGTTGTTAAAGAATCTTATGAAGAAAACGGCCCCTTAAAAGTTATTGAAACCCCATTCATTAAGTTAAAAGACGCTATAAAGTTGTACAATAGCTATACACCAGCTTAAAAGGAGGATATGAATATGAGTGATGTTTGCGAAAATTGCGTTCATAGAAATGTTTGTGCTCATAGAGATGATTTTGAAAAATTTGTAAAAGAAATTAATTCTATTACTACAAAAGCATATGCTATGAATTTTAAAAGTGAACCTAAATGTATTTATTTTAAGCTTAACAATGTTCAGCGTAATGCATGTTTTGCTAATCATTAAGGAGAAAAATCATGATGAAAAATCCTCAGTCTCAGCCTAATAAAACATTTTTAACAACAGATGTTCTCAGGAGTATACTTAATGATGATACAGTTAAAGAAAATAATTGCAAAGTAGTATTTGTTAATTATCCTGTATGTCATGATGAATTAGCAGTAGAATTATTAAATATAACTGGTTTTACTGTAGAAGGCAAGAAAGAAGAAATTAAAGAATTAGTTATCTATACTAATCGTTATGAAACTCCAACTTTACAGAAAGCAAATGATATTTTGGACGAAGAAATAGAATCACAAGAAAATAAAGACCCATTTTCATTTTAATTTAAAGGAGAGTAAAACATGGAAGTTAAGGTTATAGATTATGTATTACAAAATTGCAAAGAGACTATACTTGAAAAAAATAAAAGATTTAATGTTAGGAATGAAGAAAACTGGAATTCTTTAACAGAAGAAGAACAAAAGAATATAATCATCAATGCATATTGCCCTGACGAATTTTCTATAATTTTAGAAAAAATAAATGATTGTGTAGAACAAGAAATTCCATGTAATATATGTTGGAACACAGAAAATTGGAGAAAAGACAATGACGAAGAATGATTTAAAAACAGGTATGTTTATAAAAATTACAGATGGTAGAATTTATTTTGTACTTCGTGATACAGGAATGAATGAAACAAATACTACTGCTAAAGATATATTAATAAATTTTACAAATATAAAGTATGATGGCTTATCAAGAACAGGGTGGTTAAGCTTAGCTAATTACAATGAAGATTTAACATTTCATACTCAAGATAGCTCCGAAGATATTTTTAACATTGAAGAAGTGTATCGTGCTGTATTTGCAGTAGAAATTGGTGATATTGATGCATATGTAAAAATATGGGACAGAGATAAAACCAAAAACGAAATAGTAAAAAAACAATTATTAGAGAAACATATTATTGATGAACACGGAAATTTTAGAGATTATAGGATATCTCGCCGCCGTTTATAAAAATATTTTAATCCCCCACAATATTATTTAGGGGAGTACATACAAAAAATATTAGAAAGGAGATTTATGACAATATTTTTATTTATGCTTCAATTAATTGCTACTATTATTTGTGCATTTACATCTATATGGATAATATTTAATAAAAATGATACTTATAAAAAAGAAATGAAAATAATTTGGATAATAACTGTAATTATTCTATGGATATTTATATTAGTTTAAAAATAAGGAGAATTATATGAAAGAAAAAAGAGACACAGGATTAAAAGATATTAATAAGAAAAGAATTTTTGAAGATGATACTCTTAAATATCCTGATATTGAAGGAAAGCTTAATCATTTTACTGTAAAATGGAGCAATTACTGGAATTGTTTTATTGGAGAAGCCGATGGAGAAATTTACGATTTATCACCAGATTATTTTTGTAAAGCAGAAAAAATAAATTAATAGGAAGGTGTAATAATGGGAAAAAGTATTATAATAATAGATACACCACAACATTGTATAGATTGTCCCTTTTCAGATGATGATTATATAGGATTATGTTGCAACGCTCATACTTATACAAATATATCGTTAAATGCCGCTATGGCTGGTAAACCAGATTGGTGTCCATTACAAGACTTGCCTGAGCCTAAAAGTGAAGGAATTAGACAGACAATTATTAATGCCGCAAAGGCAGAGGGATGGAATGCATGTCTTAATGTTATTATAAATAAAAAGGAGAATAAAAATGGAATATAAATTAGTAACATATAAAAATTTAATTATAGGGCAGGAAATAAAGGGGACAAAAGAGGGAGATTGTTGTAGATATTTTTCTGCAATTATAAAATCAATTAATCCTGCCTATATTACTGTTAAAATGTGGGGAAATAATGGAAAAGAAGCAAAAATTAACACTTCTCTTATGTTTATGGTTAAAATGTCAAAGAAAGAGTTTGAAGATAAATACCATGATAAAGCAAAAGAAGTATTGGCAGGAATTCAGAATAAGCTTCATGGTGATGAATTGGGGTGTCATGAAATGTGGAACGCATGGTTATATGGAACCCCCTATGAAATTGCAGAGTATTGTATTGAAAACAATATGAAGGTGGTGGGACATTCATCAGATATCACACCAAAACTTGCTATGTTTTCTGGTGAAACTTTAGATGTAGGAGTATGTGCAGAATATGAGAATGGGGAACGGATATGGTGCCACTACAGGCTTGAAGATATTGAAAAGATGATAGAGGAATATAAAGATTTACTCATGTAAAGGAGAAAAGATATTGAAACATTTTTGTTGGCTGATTAAACAATTGTTTAAGAATATATTATCTTTGGATGCAGATGGTGCAATAGAATGTTTATGGCTCATAAAATTGCATCTCTTTTACCACCATAAAAAAATAAATTAAAGGAAAAATTGAAATATGAATGAAATAGAAATTATACGTAAAGTTGATGATTTAGGAAGAATAGTTATACCAAGAGAAATAAGACAAAAGTTAAAAATAAAAGAAGGAACACCTATGAAAATATACGCTACAGCAGATACCATAATAATAAAAAAGGAGTAGGTGAATTTATGGGAGTTAAGAAAAAAAGTTAAAGTACGTATGACTTGTATTGCATGGGTAACAGTAGACGAAAATGTACGGGGAGACATGGAAATAGAAAATGTTGAGGACATAGAAGATATTGACGAATTTGAGGTTATTCAGAAAAATTAACATTTGGAGGGTAAGATGGAAAAATCTGAACAGTGGTTGTCAGATGGTAAATGCAATATTTGCCGTAGGGAAAAGTATTGCAATAAACCATGTAAAGCCTGTAATAACAGAAAGGACAATATTGTACGTGGTGCTGTTACACAAGCGTTTGTACGTAGACTTACAAATTAACATTTTAAGAAAAAAAGAGGTGAAGATATGCCAGACAATACACAGAGGATTGATGATTGTGAGTGCATCTATTGCCATCACGTTTTTGATGGTAAGCAGGCTTGCAACTCAAATATGGACGCTGGTGTCGTGGAGTGTCCAAAGTGTGGCAGGGAAATGGGCGTGAGTTTATCTATAGAGTATTTGTGTTATTCAGTAGATTAGCATTTTCGGGGGAACCGGAAGGAAGGAGAAACAGATGGAGAGAGATTTTGAAAAAGACATCATGGAGCTGGACGCTGCAATAAAATCCAATGCCGAACGGGATAATACTTTTACACTGTCAGTGTTGCAGCGGGCAAAGGAAATTATACTACAGCAGCAGGCAAAGCTCGCAACTTACGAAGATACAGGCTGGGTACCGATAGCAGAGCGGTTGCCGGATAGGTCAGGAGACTATTGGGTTACAATGCGACACTTAGATGGTAGCATAACTACAGAAAAAATGTTTTGGAGTCCTGATTGGCCTCATGAAGACGCGTGGAACGAAGTGGTTGTCGCATGGCGGCCATATTATTACCCGGAGCCATTTGTTTCACAGAATTAGCATTTTGGAGGTATGGGAATGAGAAGTGAACAGGAAGTACAGGAAACTATTATGGATTGGTTTTCTGAATGTGAAAATGATGAGGAAATCATTGAGATGGAAAGTATGATTTCTGATTTAACAGCGCAGGAAAGAGAAAATCGTATATATGATTTAAGAAATTAACATTTAAGCCAGGAGGTAATATGATGGTTTGCGAAGAATGTAAGAAGTGCTGTAACTATATGGTATGCGAGAATGGTTGTTATGGAAGTGATAGGCCATGCGAATATCTATTAGCATTTTGGAGAATAAAAAATGAGGAAAATAAAATTCAGAGTGTGGGATAAATACAGAAATGAATATCTTTCTGGTGGGAATGTGTTTATTGGAATAAAACCAGTAGTAAAGTTGCGGCTTGGAGAATTCATGAACCATATTGCCCCAAATAGGAGGAAACTATGAAACAAATGGTAGTTGTAATAGGTCTTGACAAGGAAGATGATGCAAAAGCCCTTTCCGTCCATATCATGAATTTAGTTAATGATAAGGGTTATGTGGTCAACAACATATCAGTAGATGAGAAAGAAATATTTGACGGAGGGTCTTTTAATGAAAAAAGGTAAATATAAAATTTATAAAAATCCAGAAGATACTATGCTGTATAAAATAATATTTGCAACAGTGTTTACATTTCTTTGTGCAGTTCATATGTTTTTACGTGCAGTGTAGTAAAATTAATTAGTTGGTGGCTTGGATTAAATTATAATTTTGGCATAGTTATAATTGCATGGCTGACTATGTTTTTTACTGAAATAATTCTTATAATTTTAATAAATAAAAATAAACAGAAATAGAAAGACTGATATATTAGGGGCTGGTTAATCCAGTCTCTTTTTTAAAATTAAAATTTAATAAAAAAATATGGCTTAGTAAAAACGGTTAAAAGCGTCCAAATATTCAAAATGGAGGATTGGTCACGATAAGACAGAAAACGGTCAGATATGTCGTCTATGAGGTTGTAACGGGGTGTATTTCAGGCACAATCTGCTCAAATCAGAATGGGGTGTAGCGAGCTAAAATTTTGGATGGCGTGAAAAATTTTTTGAGATTTTTTCTGATTTTTGGGGTTGCTGAAAGGTCAATTAAATAGTTGAGATTAGGAGAGGTGCATGGTTAAAAATAAAGAGATGAAATAGGGATTGTGAGAAATTCGGAATGTTGTCAATCGAGATGGGAAAAATTGAGGTGAAGAAGGTGTGAAAGTATAGGAGAAAATGATGGTTTGGGGAGGAAAATTGAGAATGTAGGGAAAAGTATAGGGGA